TTCTCGCTAACCGTTGCCTTGCTGGCGATCCAAGGCTCCCACAAATCCCGCAGCGTAATAGACGCTTTATCTTTAGTGATCCAGTTACCTTCCGCTTGGCCAGTCTCTACCCGTGCGATATAAAGCTCTGCTGCATCACGACTAGCAAACGACTTGGTCACCCGTTTACCATTCTCTGTCCAGCGTGCTTGCCACCGCTTCCCCGCCCCCCAACGGCTAGTACGGATTCGCCGACCCCCTTGCGGGTTTGGCTTGGTCCATAAATCCTTGACATGTGCCATGATATACTCCTTAAAGAACCCATCTACATGGGTATCTGTTTTTGTTTCCTCAAACCCCCGCTCCAGTTCTTGGCAGACATGAGCGGGGGTCAAAAATATTTCATCCGAATGCTTTATTGCCGTCGTCGCCGGCTGACAGCAAGATCATGGCCAATAGCCGCCACTGCGTGCCAAATGCCGGCTAGCAGCATAATCACAAGCGACCCGCCCGTCATCACCATGCCGCCGATCAGATCTTCTCCCCCGTTACCGTCGAACAACACGAAAACCCCAAGAGCAAAAACCATGAGACTAAAGGTAGCGATGACAGTAGCAGTAACCTTGTATCCCTCAAACGACCCCGTTGTAGCCGGCATTGGCCGTTGCGCATATCCCTGAGGCTGTGGTTGATACTGCGGAAACGCCTGCTGTTGTGGAGGGGAAGGGGGTTGTTGCGGTAGCTGTTCCCCCTGCTGCGGTTGTTGGGGCTCCTGCGGGGCTTGTGGTGCTGGTGCCTGATGCGTCATTGCGTGTTTCCTCCTTGGAATGTGATAACCGAAGAGTCAATAATGACTCCTTTTTTGGTGGTGATATAGCAAATGCATGACTTGTGGTTCCAAACCCCATCAGCCTGGTAGCGGAAGCTTCCGTTTGTCTGGAATAAGGCGGTGTCACTCCCGCCTAGAGGCTGAAATATTGGTGGGGCTATAAATTCAATCTTTCCCGCGTTCGGTAGTTCTTCATCAATCTTCATTAAGCAGGCACTAGTCATATTGTCGTTATTGGCAATATCAACAGGGGCGCGGAGAAGAACCTTAAAATCTTCCGGGGTGAGAGACGTGCTTGGTGCCACAGTCTCCGTCGGTCCAGCAGCCGTCGTCGTATCCTGCACGCCTGCTAAAAAAGCGCCGAGCAGCCCAGCACAAACACCAATAATGATGACGCCTATAGCAAGCCAGAACCACCAAAGCTCACGGATTGATCGCTCATTAATAGATTTACGTCGCGTGTCGGTAGGCATTTCCGATTCCTTTTCTTCATCTTATGTAAACCGCAGTTAAGATTTATCTTATGATTCATCTAGGTGCTTGTATATAGTTTTGATGGAATGATGTTTGCAATACCCTCTTTTGGGTTTATCAGGCATCCATAAGGAATCTCGCATATGTGCCTGACTGGTACATTTCCTGCCACGCCTCAACCATAAAAACCGTCACCCCCAGCTCATGAGCGACCCCGCTTAACGACGGATGGACACGCTCTGCCGCCGCATACTCCTCAATCGTGATTAACTGCCTTGCCGCCCACCGATTAGCTGCCAGTTCCTGCTTCGCCCGCCACCACCCCACAGCAGCCGAATCATGCCCCAGCGCCGCATGCCCCACCTCATGCGCCAATGTGCACAAATGCGCCACCGGGTGCAGCCCCCGCTGAATGCTGATTGCGCGCCGGGGTGTGTTCCATAGCCCCTTCTTGCCACCGACGTGCGTACACAGGGTAACCCCCAGAGATATCGCTAAATCTTCAAGGTTGTCAATCGTTAACATTTCATTCTCCTAGAGATATGAAAAAATTAAGGATAATCATAAGGAAAATGAAACAAAAATATCAAATTAGCTTACGGCCCATCATGGTAGTCATCATCACCCGGCATCGGCTCATCCGGCGAATCATCCGCCGCCGCCATCTCTTCATATTGCCAACCATCATCAGGAGACGGGGTGACTTCTGGTTTCGTTTTACAGCGCTTTCGTTCAACAAGCTCATCAAGTGGAACTGTGAATTCGTCAGTTTTTGCGCCCAAGCGCATTCGATTGAGCACCTCGTCTGCTAGCCACTCTTCGGGCGCAAGTTTTAGTGCTGCCCTTATATCCGGGATAGTTCGCCACACGGGGTCGATAACTTCAAATTCGATCAGGGTTTCCAGAGGGTGGTGTCCGTATGCTGCGCCGATTTTGATTAAGTTTTCGATACTCATTCTCCCCGTAGCTATTTGGTGCTGCAATGTTCGTTTGGGGATGCCTGTGCGTTGCGCGATTTCAGGGGCTGTATCAGTGGTGATATTTGTCAGCCATTTTTCGAGATTCATACGGCGATTGTAACTGAATTGCTATTTGCGCGCAAGGTTTGCGCGAGTATTTACCATTGGAAACTTAATTTTTCAGTGCAGCTATTGCGTCAACGGCGCAAGGTGTGTAATAATGGCGCCATGAGCGCAAACTTTGCACCAATTCGAATAAAGGCCTCGGTTTTAGACCAGGCCAGAAAATTGCATGGCCTTACACCCGATGAACAGTTAGGTGCTAAACTCGGATTGTCCGGCACAACCGTGCGCAATCTGCGACATGGACGAACGAGCCCGACCTTGGCCACGGTACTGAAAATTAGTCGCCTAGCAGGTGTCCCAATCGAAGGTTTGATCGTCGAGCGAGTAGACGAATCTGCGGCTTAGTCGCGCTGGGGTCGTCGTAAAGCAAGGAAGAAAAGGAAAAACAATGAAGAATTTGGATGTTGTGGTTCGTGTGAAGCGCGAGCCGATGTTGGTCGAGCTACGGCCGGTAGCGGAAGCCCTCACAACGCTGATTGATGAGGGTCTGGTTGATGTTTTGATCGTAGGCGGCGGTACGGGGGACACCAAGGTTCCTCATGTGTCGGAGTTCATGCTGCTGGGGTTGTGCACTGCAGACAGCACCCAGCCTGAGGTCGTGCACGGGAATATCACGGTGTTGCAGCATGCGCTGCGGCAGGAGGTGGAGCCCCGTGCCTAGCCGGAAGATTGATGACCTCCAAGTAACGATCACTGATACCGGGGTGGAGTTGGCCCAGGACGGGGTTGGCGTCGTGCAGGTTGATGCGGGTTCGATTATGCGACTCATTGACGCTTTGCAAGACGCCTGGTACCAGCATGCCGGGGTGCCGCCGATGACGGACCGGTTCTGCAATATTGGCGACGGCCTGTACGCGGTCCGAGACGGCGGGACGGTTCGCTTCTACGACGAAGGCGAGTTCCTTTTTCGGGTTCAGCGGTTCCAGTTCCCAGCGATGATGAGCTTGTTCGCCCCGGAAGACCCGAGTGCTGCCCAGGAGGTGGCTGTTGATGATTGATCCCGATAAAGGCCTGTTTACAACCACGCTGCCGGATGGCGGTTTGCACGTTGACCTGAATAAGGACGGTGCAGATCTCCAAGACAAATCTGGAGGGCAAGTACACGTCGGATTTGAGGACTACCAGTGGCTATGCGCACTGCTTAAGTATTCCTACAAGGAGAGTGGCCGTAAGGGCTGGGCAGACCCGGCCTTCTAACAACTACCTGACCTGTGGCCCCTTCCTCGCCTGGGGAAGGGCTGGGAATGGGCCACATACTACCTGCATATACACGAAGAAAAGGAATTTTAGTAATGATCTCGTTTATCGGAATGCTGGCCGCGATGGTGTCCATGGCGTTAGCCATGTGCTCCCTAGCGTTAGCTGTTGTCGTCTATCGGCGCACTTGGGGGAGTGCCACCAGTCGCCAAGAACGTCAAGAAACGGCGCAGCCGGCACCTGCTGCTGGTGTGCCGGCCACTGTTGTTGCTGCCGGAGGTGGCGTAGATGGTGCGACTGGGGGGCTGCTCATCACCCCATGTTGGTTTAGACGCCTTGTGGCTCCTCTTGATGTTTGGTCTGCTCGCCTGGTGGCGTCTTGTCTGCGCGCTGTGGAGGAGCGGCTGTTATCAAGCCGGGTGCCTGTTGGTTGTTGGCCCCGCGCAAGGTGGTGTCGGGGTTCACTGCTCGTGATGCGTCGATTGGTGCGGCTGTGGCCACTGGTTGCCGCTTGGGCGGGTCGGTGTTTGGTGACTTGCCGGGTGGTAGGGAGAGGGCCGCCTGCTCATGACGTGCGCCTCTTGTCGCTGATAATGGCGGCAATAACCCCCTATAAACCAGAAAACCGGGGGCTAGCACAAATTACCCAAACTAGCCCCCGTCGTAAAGCCTTTGAAAGGAAAGGCACATGAATCATATCACTACCCCTCAATTACCGCAATGGTTGACCACCGCCCAAGCCGCCAGTCTATCGGGCTTTTCTCAATGGCAGATCAGGAAATTCTGCCGCCAGGGCGTGCTGCGCGCTACCCAGCCGTCGATGGCCACCACTGTGGGACGCAACGCCCCCTACCGGATCGCGCTCACTGATCTGATGGATTTCATGGGTGCCCATCCGGTGGCCGACCAGGAAGGATATCGCCATGCCGGATTCTACCGCTGACCTACCATCTCGCCTCGCAGACAGCCTGACTTCCACCACCGTCTGGCAACAAGAGTTGATCGTTAAGCTGCTTGAGCGGGGGAACGCCGAGGCGGAAAGCGGCCTCGACGTCGCATTAATCATTCATGATTTGCACGCCCAGGTTGAGGCGCTGACTGCGGCGAAAGTGGTTGCTGAGCAGCGTGCTGCTGATTTGCATGCGGCGCTGCATGATGCCTGCGATCAACGCGACGCCTACAAAGCTGCCCAGGAATCTCGGGAATGCTGCTCCGACCCGTGGCTTGTGACTGTGCCAGTTACAGAGCCGGCAACTGCCGATGGCAACACAGTCGCTGCATCTGGCGCCGACTGCGCTGACACCGATGCCGCCGCTGAGCCGGATTCGGAGATGCAGTCGGCACTGGAACTACCCATGGACCTTGTGGACAGTATTCGGCAGGCGGCGTTGGCGTCGTTGACCGCGATCGACCAATGCCGGGAAGCATTCGAAAACGGCGATGACGGCAAAGCCTTCAAATGCATGAAGCACGCTGCTGCACACATGCGCAGGGTCGTTGATGGGCTGAAAACCGTTAGCAGCATTGTGAACGGTGGTGAAGAGTGATGCCTGCGACCGTTACTCTTGCGGGGCCAGTAGCCCGCCGAGTGTATGCAGGACGTTTGGTGTCTGTCTGCTTTGATGCGGGCAATCCTACTGCTATCGCCCTGGGCGACCTAGCTGCCTGCGTGCCAGGGTTCGGGGTGCTGCCCGAAATGCGCCTATATGGGCTGCCAGTGATCCATCGCTGCACGTTTGTGCCCATCGCTACCGCATGGGAGTGGGCGGGCATGTACAAGCGCCGCCGGCAGGAAAACCCCTGCCAGGGGCTAACCCGGATCCTCCAGTGGGCAGAGCAGCAGGAGGCACCAGCATGAGCCGCGCATGGTGCCGCTGGTGCGGCGCAGAAATCCGCTGGGCAAAAACCACCAACGACAAAAACATCCCACTCGACCCCTGCCCGACCCTAGACGGCCGCTGGCGCATCAGCCTGGGCCGCGCCCACTACGTGCACGGCGTCGCCAGGGAACAAGCCCAGATCGCGGGAGAACGACTGTACGTGGCACACATGGAAACCTGCACACGTAAAACCCACCAACCCAGCCTAAGAAGGAGTGCTTGATGAACACCACTGACATTCGGCGAACGTCGCTTGCCGCGTCCGACGACACTATCGGTGCCCTACACATCCGCGAAACGTGGGCGATCGTTGACTGGCCCCGCAATCCCGTTACCGGGGAACGTGAACCCTATGCGGTCGTCTACTCCGCCGACGGCCGGCGAGTTACCGAAGCGCCCATCCCCGCCGCTGCATACAGCATCGCCCACGCCGCGCCGGGGCAAGTGCTTGCCGCCGCCTACGGTGTTTTGGAAGACAATCCCCATCTTATTGATACCCTCCGCACTCTCCAGGAGTCCTAAAATGCTGACCTACCTCGAAGAAGACGCTGCGCTCATCTGCCGGTGCCTGCCGAAAAACATTGCCAGGCCGGACGATGAGCAGTTCCCTCTGTTCCTTATTTATGCGGTGCTTATGCGCGCTAAGGGCACTGCTGCCACGCTATCAGACGTTCATGATGCCTGGGCGGCCTGGCGGGTTGATAGTGCGCCTCTGCACAAGAGCCTGGTGCCGTTCGATGAGTTGGATGCCGTCACCCAGTCGCTGGACCAGCCATATCTGGATGCTATCCATGCCGCCGCCAGGATCCGGGAGGCCGAGACTCATGCCTGATTACGCGCAGATGCCAGTCAAGACTAAGGCTGTTGTGTTCACCCGGGAGCTGCATAATGCGATCCGCGCCGTGGTCAAAGTGGCCAGTCGGAAGTTTGAGGATTTCGATGTCGTCAAGCTGGTGTTCCGGGGTGAGCGTTTGTTGGTGTGTGCCGCTAATCCGCGACATATGGTTCAGGCGGTGGTGTCCACTTATTTCGCCGTTGTTGCTGCCGAACATGCCGAGGTGGAGATTACCGCAGCGTCGGCGCGCTTATTATTGAAGCTTCGGCCGGATTTCAAGAAAGTCCCCGAGGCGCAGTGCGCGCTGTTCGTCTCGGAGAATGAGCTCACCCTCCAAGACCTGTCCGGCACGTGCGGTGACCTCACCGACGTCACTGCGGCACGGCTGGCTCCAACACTGCCCACCGACGTTGTTGCTGTTATGGACCGGGTGCGTGATGAAGCCAGACAAGGCGTTGATGCCGCCGCGCCAGTAGTTCTTACCGCCGCCCAGATGGACGCCATCAGCGCCGCTATCCAGTACGCAGGGATGCCGTTCTGCGCACCCATTGGCCTGCCTCCAGATGACTACTTAGCGCGCTGCTACGTGCCGTTGGGCGGCATGGTGGAATCTTATTCCACGGTAACGGACGCACGCAGGCCCCATGTCGCCGACGGTGGCCCTGCGCGGGATGCTGATGGGTTCGAGTATGTGGCCACGTTGCCGGTGGCGCCGCGGCAGATTACTGCCCGGCCGAACCTTAGTGGCGGGGCGGTCTAGTTATGATTCTTGGTATCTGCCAGCAGCCCCGGCATCAGGCGACAGCTACACGGCCGAGCCTGTGGGATCCTACTTTCCCCGGGGAGCCTGTTAAAAACGCGCTGGTTAGGCAACAGCAGGCTAGGCTGCTGTGCGCTACGTGCCCGTTGTTGGGGGCGTGTGAGCGCATGCTTTCCGACACGGAGCGCCGCGGTGTGCTCGTGGGCGGGGTGGTTGCTGGCAGGTACTCGGATATCCCCCAGCAGCACGGTAAGGAAGGGGACTTGTATCAGGAGCGGTGCCGCGCTTGTGGACGGCAGATGCTGCCGCAGGCGGAGCCGCCGATCCAGGCCAGGGGTCGCAGGAGGAAAAAACATCCGCTCCGGCACATGGGGGAGGGGCTGTGTGATAAGTGCTATCCTGTGTGCTCCAGGTGGGCGCATGCTCGGGGTGGGGCGGCATGACAAACTATATTTTCATTTACATTGTGCGCGTTTATTTGTTAGAGAGGGGAGAGGCACATGTGGTTTAGGGGAGGCGACACGCTTACCACTCACCCGCTGATGATCCGGCTCCTTGAAGTGTGCGACGGAGACCATCTGCTGAAGAACGAGGCAAAGGGTGTTCTCGTCGATCTGGTGAGCATCTCGGCGGCTCACGCTACCGACTACCTGGTGGGTTATGGTGCCGTGTCGCAAGTAGCGCCAGGGCGCGAAAAGATCGTCATCGAGAACCTTTGCGCCGCGGGCTTACTCTTCCGGGAAGAAGGCCCCGGCGGCCGGCCAATGCTGCGCATTGTTGACGACCCCACGCTTTTCCATATCCGGCTGAAAGAAGAGATGGAACTTGACCGGCGGCGGGCGAAAGACAAACGAAACCCTGAGCTGCTCATTACCGTTCGTGTCCGGGACGGCGATCAGTGCCGCTGGTGCGGGAAAACCGTGGACTGGCGTGACCGTCGCTCCGCCAGGAGCGCCACCTATGACTCCCTCAACGGGCATAAGGAATCCACCCCTGAAACCCTTGTCGTCGCCTGCCAAGCATGCAACAGCAAGCGCGGTGCCGGAGAAGTCCTAGAGCTTCGGGACCCGCCAACGCCAGCCGAGGTCTATTACACCGCGGCCAGTATCGAGTTCATTAACAACAACCAGTATGCGCAAGATAGTGGCATCCATGTGGTCTCGCGGAAGGAACGCCAAGCCCAGCGCGTCGCTCAGGAAACCCACACCCCGGCGCGCCAGGCGTCTGTTAAACACGAGAGCAAGGAGCCCCAGGCTACCAGTGTCCCTGCGCCAACCACGCCGCCACCAGCAGTCGCCGTTGATGGGTTCAGCGACCCCCTCGACGACGCCCCAGACTGGGTACGTGAAGGACACATAGAAACGACCCCTTCCGGCACCGCTGGACCATCTCCTGCACAGCCGCATGTAACGCCGTCCCAGCGGGCACAAGAGCCTACGCACCCCCTAGAAGAAGCGGCAGTCATGAGCCGTCCAGGCGCCGCGCCGGGTAGCGTGCAGGATGGGGCGCCAACAACTACGCAACAAACCATAGACGCGACGACTGGCCTTGGGCATGGTCGCCGCCCAGGCCGCCGCCGTAACCGCCGCCGCCGCGGAGGCCGCCAACGGGAATAGCCGCGGGTATTCCCGAACTTATACCCCTCTAGCCGCTACGAGCTTGCCGTGGCGGCGATTAGCCATGCCTGAGAACTTTTACTCTTGAATGGCCTACCGCACCACTAAAACCCGTGATGAACAGCGAAAACGGGGCCTTGAGTACCTTCATGCGGGTGGAGGGGCCGCCGGCGCAGGTGGCAGATAGAGTTGCCCTGGCGGCTATTACTCCTTGCGCATGCGCCTCGTTATCCTGCTTTCGCTATCCCCAGGTGCCGCCTGAGGATTTTCTTTGCCTATGTTCATAACGATTTGCGCATATCTAGATCGGATCTAGATCATGCCTAGGACGGTGGGGTGGCGTTTCTGGTCTCGTCTGGTCGGGGCGGGACGGGGAGGCCGCCGTTAGGCGGCAACCCAGGTAAGATACTTCTTTAAGAGAGAAGGGAAACCTAGGTGGATGACTATCTGTTACATGAGTTAGGGAAAGCTCTTTACACACTGGAGACTGAGGGGGGAGCACTGTCTGATCTCCTTACCTTCCACAGGTGTAGTGGTGGTGATACTCCGGGCGGCCGGTCGGCTTGCACTTCGAGGCCGCCGGTGAATCTTTCCATGCTGGACCTGAAGATGCGTACAGAAAATCTCCTGGCTTTTTGGGCGGGGCAGATCGCTGTGGCATCCGGGCGTGGCGTTCCTCAGGAGCGTGATGTTCCCGTGTTGGCTGGGTGGCTGCAGCAGCACCTGTGGGTGTTTGATGAGGCGCCGTGGGGCGCTATGGCGGCCGAAGAGATTGTGGCGCAGGCACGCCTGGTGACTGAGGTGGTGACCGACTCTAGCGTTGATGAGGGCGAGGAAGTGCCGCCGGAGTGGGCGTCGTGCCGTGTAGTTGCCTCGTGGCTGGCGCGGCGCGGGTATCAGGTGAGCCATATGCGGATATGGCGATGGGCGCAAGCTGGGCTGGTGCGGACAGCGGCCGGTGATGATGGGTCGCTGGTGTGTTACGCCGATGCCGAGCGTGCCTGCGCCGACACCGCCCCTGGTGTTGGTGTTGCAGTGTTACACCCCATGGTGTAAGCTAACGCTCGTAACCCCTGGGCCCAAGGCTCAAGGGGTTTCGTCGTATCCGCGGCAGCTCCCTACTATGCGGGGACGCCCCGTTTTGATATTGGGGCCGGGGTTTGGCTTTCCGCGACCTGTCGGGAGCTTCTTTTCCTTTTTCTTCACTGCCCGACACTAAACCCATGCTGCTGCGGATACGACACCCATATGCTTAAACCCCTCCGAGGATTAGGGGAGGTGATGGCCATGCCGCGCGCAGGGACTATCTGCTGTGAACCCGGGTGTCCGAAACCTGCTGTTTACCGGGGCCGGTGCCGTAGCCACGCCCAAGAGTATGAGCGGCACCAGCGCGCTACCGTGGCCACCAAACGCGATGAGCCAAGTAGCCGGGAGGCTCGGCGCCAGGCTGTTGCCGCCTGGCGCGCCGCCCATGGTGATGTGTGCCCCGGCTACCGCCACCCGCCGCACCCGGCGCGGGACCTCACCGCCCAGCACTCGCATGCCCTCGCCGACGGCGGCGACCCCGGCCAGCCCCTGGCGGTGCTGTGCCGCAGCTGCAACAGCCGGCACGGCGCTGACCGTCTTGCCGCCCGCCACGGCCGCCGCTGACCCCAGGGGGGACACCCCCTGTAGCAGACTCACTATTGGCCGTGACGGAGGTGGCTAGATGGTGCGGAGGGTTCAAAAACCGCTTCTGGCCTGCTATTTTTTGAACCCTCAAACCCAGTATTTTGCTTGATGAAACCTTTTGATGGGGGGTGGTTTTATGCCCAGTGGTGGTGCTAGGCCCCGGTCGGGGCCGCCGCCGGACCCTCGGTCCGGCAGGTCTGATGCCCGCGGTATCTCCGCGGAGTTGCGGGTGCTGCCGGCGTCCGGCTACACGGGCAAACCCCCGCCGTGGCCACTACCAACCGGCTACACCAGGGAACGTGCCTTATGGAAAAAAGTCTGGAAGTTTCCCCAAGCTGTGGCGTGGGCGGAAGAAGAATGGCGGTGGCTGACCATCGCGCACTATGTGCGCTGGGCGGTCCGTAGCGAAGCGCCAGGGGCTACGCCTTCAATGATGACCCAAGTGCTGCGGCTTGCCGATAGCATCGGTCTGTCGCCTGCTGGTCTCCTGCTCAACGGCTGGACAATCTCCACCGCTGACGACGACTCCGTCACCGAGTCGGCCCAGCCGCCACAGCGTGATAGTCCGCCCAGACGTCGCCTGCGGGCGGTAAAGGACGATGACGATGATCCTGCCAACTGACTGGGTTGTTGATTTTCCCACCCTCGGGGACCTGTGGGATGCCTGGGTGCAGGCTCACTGTCTTATCCCCGATGGCTATAGGCGTGGGGAGGCATTCGTTTGGTCCGATTGGCAATTCTGGTGCGCCGCTAACTTCGGCCGTATCCGCGCAGGGCTGGAATGGGAAGGCGTTCCACTGGGCGCCAGGGCGTTCACCTACCGTCGGTTGCAGGTTATTGCCCCGCAGAAGACTGGTAAGGGTCCGTGGGCGGCGTCGATGACGGCTATTCAAGCGGTCGGTCCCGCCGAGTTTGACGGCTGGGCGGCAGCGGGGGATGTCTACCGGTGTTCTGACTGGGGCTGTGGCTGCGGTTTTGTCTTCCCTTATCAGGCTGGTGAGCCCAAGGGGCGCCCTCACCCGTCGCCGCTGATCCAGTTGACTGCCACATCCGAGGACCAGGTGGAGAACACCTATAGGCCGCTGCGGGCGATGATCCAGATGGGTCCCCTCCGGCGCCAAATGGCGGTCCGGGATGGGTTCGTGCGCATCCTTGGCGGTCTGGGCGGCGACGACGCCGACCGGATCGACGCCGTAACCGCCAGCGCTGACAGCCGCGTCGGCAACCCCGTGACGTTTTGCGAACAAGATGAAACAGGATTGTGGACCAAGCGTAACCGCATGACAAAGGTTGCTGACGCCCAACGCCGCGGCCTGGCAGGCATGGGTGGCAGGGCGATCGAGACGACAAACGCCTACGACAGTGCGGAGCAGTCGGTTGCCCAAACGACACTTGAAGCCAACTTGGATGATGTGGCGACGTTCTACATTCCACCGCCCAAGCATCTACGGTGGGAGCGGAAACGAGACCGGCGCCGAATCCTCGAAGCCGTCTACACGGGCAGTCCTTGGGTCAATATCGCCGCGGTGCTGGCCGAGGCTGGCGAAATATCCCTCCGTGATCCCGAACAGGCCGAGCGGTTTTTCGGTAACCGGATCACCTACTCTTCAGGCAGCTGGCTGCCAGCAGGACTATGGGAGGAGCACTATGCAATGGCTGGGGAATCCCCCTGACGGCACTAGCATCTGCGTGGGCTTTGACGGGTCAGAAAACAACGACTGGACTGCTATCCGGTGTGAAACCCTTCAAGGGTTTTCGTTCACACCCCGTTACGGGCCAGACGACCGCCCCACCATCTGGAATCCTGCCGAGTGGCAAGGACGTATACCCCGCGGGGAGGTAGCCGCCGCAGTCGACGAGCTCTTCGACCGCTACCAGGTGGAACGCATGTACTGTGATCCCCAAGACTGGCGCTCCGAGATCGGTGAATGGGCACTCAAATACGGTGCCGAGCATGTGTTTGAGTGGGCCACAAACAGTATCAAACGCATGTACCAAGCAATTAGGCGGTTCGAGGTAGACCTGACAACAGGACGCATCACCCATGATGGCTGCCCACTCACCAGCCTGGCTATAGCCAACGCTCGAAAGGTTGCCAAGCCTGGCCAAATGTATGTGCTCGGCAAAGCAACAGAGCAACAAAAGATTGACCCGGCTATGGCTACCGTGCTCGCCCACGAAGCGGCCATGGACGCCCATGCTGGTGATTGGGAAAACGCTTCAGCGCCCGCCAGGGTTGTTGTGCTAGGCCGCCGCAGAAGGAGGTGACAATGAATGGAGCTCACGCCAGAAGAACGAAGACTCGCCGAAAAGCTCTTCAATAAGATTCAGCGGCAGCGCCGGGAGGACCGCAAGAATGAACACTATTACCGGGGTATGCAGGAAATCGGCAATCTTGGCATCGCGGTGCCGCCCGATGTGCAGCAGTTTGCTTTCCCTTTGAATTGGTGCAGGACCTATATCGACGTCCTTGAGGAGCGCCAGGATGTGCGAATGTTCCTGCGCTCCGGGGCGCTTGAAGAAGACGCCGAGCTGCGTGCCGACTGGGAAGCTAACGACCTTGACTCCCTGTCTCACCTGGTGCACCGGGATTTGCTGATTTACGGTCGGGCGTTCATCTCCGTTGCCGCTCGCGACGGCGGCGGCAGGCCCCGGATCATGCCCGAATCCCCCAAAGATATCGCAGCCCTAGTCGATGCGCGCACCCGCGAAATGACCGCGGCTCTCCGCATCTACCGTGATGACACCGGCGTCGCCGAATACATGACTCTCTACCTCCCCGACTCCACCGTGCTCATCGACCGCCGCGCCGGGAAATGGGAAGTGGTCAGGCGCATCAAACACCGCCTAGGCCGGGTGCCGCTGGTGATGATTCTCAACCGGCAACGAACCGGGGAATGGGCGGGTGAGACCCAACTGGCAGACCTTCGGCCCCTGGTCGATATGGCGGGCAGGGTGATGCTCCAGCTCCAGCTAGCCATGGAGACCGTGGCGACGCCTCAAAAGGTTGCTCTGGGCGTGTCTCAGAAGGATTTCGTAGATGCTGATGGCAACCAGATTGAGGACCCCTGGGAGACCTATCTGGGCGCCATCTGGGCGATCTCCAGCAAAGACGCGAAGATCGAGCAGTTGTCGGGCGCCCAACTGACGGGTTTCCACGACACCATCAAGATGCTGGCTGAGCAGGCAGCAACCGTGACCGGCCTGCCGGTGCGGATGATGGGGCAAAACACTGCCAACCCCGCCGCCGAGGGCGCCATCCGCGCCGACGAATCCCGACTCGTGAAACAGGTGGAGCGACTGAATACCCTCATGGGCGCCGGCTGGGCGTGGGCGCTAGGCATCGCCGAGCGGATCCGCACCGGCAGCTGGGACGCCGATGGCCAGATCAGCACCCTGTGGCAGAACCCCGGTACCCCCACCGAGTCGCAACGCGCCGATGCGCTGCAAAAAAGCACTGGTGGCAGACCGTTCATGTCAGTGCGCGGGGCCATGGCCGAGATGGGATGGCCGCAACAACGCATTGACCGTGAGCTGGAGTGGCTGGAACAGGAAAACAGTATGGGCGGCATCATCGAAAAACTCGAACGCGGCGCCGACGACAACTCGGGCGAACGCGAACCGCCGTAGTCGCGCTAGCCGTCGTCTAGCGGTATGGAGGGAGGCCTACCATCATGCTGGATTCCCAGTACTCCAGGCTCCCCCCACAACTCCAAGCCGCCGCAGACTACCGGCAGCGACTCATCGCCCAGATAACCCGGCGGGTACTCGCTGCCTGGCGACCCAACAGCCCGCAAGACCCCAATGCCTGGTTCGCCAGCCACGCCCTACCGTTCACCGAGATGGTGGCCCACGGGCAACTGCTGGCGGCCCAAGCAGCAATCGCGTCGGCGGATGTTGCGCTGGATCTACAACACTATGACGTGGTGCCGGAGCTGTCGGCGGACCCTGAGGCGTTCGCTGGGGTAACAGGCAGCGGCGACCCCGTGATGGGACTCGCCTACGCCCAAGCCCAAAAAATCACCGAGCTGGTCGACGCCGAAGCCCCTATCACGGAGCGTGCGCAGGTGTGGCACCACGCGGGCGTGATGCTTGCAACCGCCACTCAAACCGCCATCTCTGATGCCGCCCGCATGGCCATACTCACCCACCTAGCCGCCAGGCCTGGCACCACGTGGATCCGGGTGGTTCGCCCCCCATGCTGTGCCAGATGCGCCATCCTGGCCGGTAAAAAAGGCAGCAGCAGTATGCGGTTCCTTCGGCACCCCGGATGCGACTGCACCGCCATTCCGGTCTCCGAGGCCACGTCGGATATGCATAAGCTGTTCTATTTCGACGCTAAGGAATACTTCGATTCCCTAGCGCCGGAGCAGCAGGCCAAGGTGTTCACCAAAGCGGGCGCCAAGGCTATCCGCGATGGCGCCGACATTAACCAAGTTGTTAACGCCCGCCGGGGCATGAAAGCCATCACCTCGGCAGGTGGTAGGCGGCGACTCATCACCACCGAAGGCACCACCAAGCGCGGCTGGGCGTCTGAATACTTGCGGGAGCAATATGGCGCGGTGCTGCAAAAAGCTGGCGGCAGGTACCGACGCACGTCGGTAGCTAGGCTGATGCCGGAAGAAATCTACCGCATCGCCGGCGACGACCGCGACCTGGCCATAGCGCTGCTACATAAGAACGGCTTCCTCACCGACGCCACACCAGACCTATCTGGTAAGTGGTCATGGGCGAAACGTGATCCCGCTGTTCTGGCAGCCAAACGCAGGATCGACACCAGACCCAGCATTGTGCTCTCTGCAGGAAGCAGCGCTGACGATCAAGCTAAACCTGCCCTCGGCGCCGAGATTGACGCTCGGCTGAAACACGAGTATTCCCAGCGTATAACCACGACCCCCAGGCAATTCCGCAAGGTTGTCAACCGGGCACTGAGCTATATGGATGACGCGCACCAAGGGAAAACGTTCCTCCCCGACGAATACAAAATCGAGCTAATGAACGGTCGTGATCGCCTCGGGACGAAAGTGGAAGAGAGTCCGATCCGCGGAACTTCGTACCGAACCGTTGAAAATGGGATTACGTGTTACCGAGTAACGATTAACGGGACTTTCCAGGGACAGGAGCTAACTGTCCTTCACGAGCTGGGGCATCTCATCAAAT